CAGTTCCAGAGCTTCCTCGGTCGGCGCGCTGGTGCCTTCACCGTGGATATAAGCACCGGTGGCGCTCTTCTCGAAAGCGACCTTGACGTTGCCGGTGAAGGTGGTCTTCCTCACGCGGGCCAGGATGTTTTCATTCTCCCAGGCGTGGCGTACGATGTCGTCAACCAGGGTGGGAACAGGCACCTGTCCGCCGGCAGCGGCGTTGGTGGTCAGCAGGGAACGGCATTCCTTATCATCGCCGCTCTTGATGTACTCGGCAAAAGCGTTCATATACTCTTCGCTGTTGCGGATTTCCTCGATGCTCATGGGTTTAACCTCCTCAAAAGTTTTGATTACAGGGTCTTTGCCCTGGGCGACCTGCTGCCGGATTTCCTCCTCTTCAGCGGCCTTCTTCACGCGGGCTTCCAGTTCGGCCTTGATGGCCTCGAGTTCCGTTTTCCGGCTCTCGATCTCCTCATCGGTCATTTCGGCCCGCTCCTCGGTTCCGTCTTCCTGCGCCTCCGCGCGCAGTTCCGCCAGCAGCTCTGCCTTCCTGGCTTCCAGCTGCTCCGCGTTCATTTCGGAAAAGTTCATGATTTCTTTTCCTCCTTCTCAAATTCTTCCAGCCATCTGGCCAGCGCCGTCCGGCGCTCTTCCCTGGCTGCTTTGGCGTTTGCTTCCCGCTGCAGACGTTCCGCTTCCGCCTCTGCCTCTGCCTCAGCCTTCTCCGCTGCTGCCTGAGTGGCGGCGCGTTCTTCAGCCTTCTTCTGTTTTGCGCTCTCCAGCGAGGCGCGCACGCTCTCCAGCGTGCAGCCCTCAGAAGCTGCCTGAATATCGGTCTGAGGATAGGCGGGGAAGGCGACCGCGCTGACTTCAAAAACCTTGCGGATGCTCATGATCGTCCGTTTCGGATAGTCGCTCTCTTCGTCTTCCCAGATATCTTTATCCGTGTTGACGCAGAACATGAAGCTCATGCCGCTCATGTCTCCGCGTTTCACTGCGGAATAAAGCGCTCTCGCGTCCGCGTTGTTCTCCGTGTCCAGATCCACGCGGATCTCCATGCCCCGGTCCGTGACCGTCATCTGCATGGTTGAGTTTTCGTTATTGTTCCGGCTCCTGGCCAGGGGAATCATTTCCGTGTTGTGACCGATCAGGAAGCGGACGTCCTTCAGGTCGCAGTCCATCAGCGCGTCCCTGTCAATCGTTTCCTGGTACCATCCCATATCAGTCGCCTGGTCGAACACAATCGGCGTTCCCGTGATGAAGGTGCCGTGTTTCTCATTCTCATCAGCTCTGACTTCAAAGCTGAACGCCCGGATTTCCTTATCCATCGCTGTTTCCTCCGTTTCCGTTGTCCTGGTCTCCGCTGGTTCCGGTGTCGCTGTCCTTGTCCTGAACATTTTTGTACTCTCCGCGGATCGGCGTATAGGCACCCGCGCCGTCCGGCAGGGGAGCATAATTGAAAAGCTCGCGGATTTCGTCGATGGTCAGCACGCCACGGTCGCCCAGCTGCTGCGCCATGCTGATCTTGCTGGCGATGTTCATATACTGCAGCCGGTTCGCCGTGAACAGGATCCTGTTGCCCAGGTTCATTTCCCGTTCCGTGAACACCATCCGCGTCAGCGCGTCGGACAGTTTGATGGCGAACGGCTCAACCGCCCCATTGAAAAAGGCGTCCAGTTCATCGCCGGTCGCCTCATTCCTGATCACTTTTTCGGATACGCCAAAGTAATTATATACATTATCCCGGATCAGCTTCTGCTGTTCAGCGTCCACGGTGAAGCCTTCCTGCTTGATCTGCTGAATGTTCTGCATCTGATTGCCGAACAGCAGCAGGCCACCGCCGCGACCCTTCCGGAAATTGTTCGCGTCGAACCGTTCCCGCTCCCGGACCAGATCCTCATCGAACACTTTTCCAGTCAGCTGCGCCATGAATCGGTATGTCGCGCTGTTCCGGACGCCTTCCTCAATGCCCTGCCGGATCATATCCGCCAGCTTCATTGTTGCATCCAGTGCGGTGTTCTTCTCTCCGAAGAAATCATCCTTCAGCTGATGCTTCGGCACGATCTGCACCCGGTCGAGTTCCATGCTTCGCGTCTGGCCGTTGATGAACTGATATCTCAGATAGGGGACACCGCCCCGCTGCACAACCTCGCACAGGGAAGGCACCACCGGAAAGAACCCGCTGACCTCGCCGGTCTCATCCAGCACCGGAACCAGAAACAGATTGTTCTGAACTTCGTAGATGTTGGAGCACCGTTCCAGGAACACCGGCCATGTATACCACGGGTTCGGTTTGTGCTTCGTCGCGGTATAAAGCCGCTGCCGCGCGGATCCCTGCATCGTGTATTGCAGCTTCCCCGCGTGCCTGGCCATGGCGTCAACCGCCGCGCGGACCAGTTCGCTTTCGTAGATCTGCCCGCCCCAGCTGGTAAACACCGGCTGAAAAGCGGTAAAGGTTTCATACCGTCCTTCATTCGCCGGCGCTGGCTTCGGTTTACCGAAGATCCGGTCGATCAGCCCCATCTGTTTCACCTCACATTGCTCAGTTGAGTCTGCATTTCCTCGTAGTAGTTATGACGCATACAGATCGCGTCTGATAAAGCCGCCATGCCGTCAATATGCTGCTTCGCGCTGATCTTGATCAGCCGCCGCCGGTTGGTTCCTTCTTCAAACTTAAGCGCGGCGTCAAGCATATGCACCTTCATTAAATCATTATCATTCGCGCACCTGAGCCGCCCGTCTTTGATCATGCCTTCCATGTCAATCAGTACGCCTGTCAGGTTGCTGCCCTGGCTGACGCTTTCCATGTCGAAACCGTCCTGCTGCATGTCCTGCACAAGGTACGCGGCGCTGTACCGGTCGTATCCGACCTTCAGCGGCAGGATTTCATATTCCCGTTCCAACATGTTGAACCATTCATGCACCGCATGATAGTCCACAGAATTCTCCCCGCAGACTGTCAGAAGTCCCCGCTGCCTGTAGATCTCATAAGGAAGCCCGTCCCGGGTCGTGGCCTCTTCCACCTTGTTCGCCGGCATAAAGAACTGAGTGAAAAACCAGCATATCCCGTCTTTCTCGATCACAACCACCGCCGCGGTCAGGTCAACCGCGAGGGAAAGGTCGATGCCGCCCAGCGCGTAACTGTGCCTGAAATCCTCGTAAGTCAGCATATGCGGTTTGCCGTCCGTCTCGAAACACTTCCGCACATCCTCCGAGGATAACCAGCTGCTGGTCGAGGACTGCTTGATGTTCGCGTATTTGGTGATGAACTCCCGCTTTTTGCTCAGGGATTCATGCGCCGTGTCGATCTCCTTCAGAATGAACTTGACGCTGACACTTTCGCCCAGGCCCGGCAGGCTCTTCCTCAATTCGTTGATATCATCCCATTTGTTGATATCGTCGATCGTGTAGAGAATCGGCAGGATATGGCTTTCCCGGCTGTTCCCGTTCAGGAAAGCCGTGCCGCGCTTGAACAGTTCGTCATAGATCCCGTCATTTTCGTATCCCGCGGATGATATCGCCAACCCGAACGGCTCCGCCCTGGAACCGGTACCTGATACCATAACTTCCCATTGCTTCAGCCCACGGTCTCCCTGCCAGGATGCTACCTCATCGGCGTTCCATCCCATGGGGTTGTAACCGTCGCTTTTCTTGTCCGTAAACGGCAGCTTCCGGATCATGGTATTCGTCTCAGCAATGTACAGCCCCCGGCTCTTCGTGCTTTTCGTCCGCTTCAGCAGGTCAGGTTCGTGATCCACGTTGAACTCAAAAGCACTGAAGCACAGATCTGCCTGGTCCAGCTTCGGCGCAAGGAAGTATATTTCTGATCCGTATTCCCCGACAGCGTATGCAAGATATGTCATGATGCCTGCGGCCAGCAAAGTCTTGCCCTGCTTCCGTCCCACGACAAACATGCTTTCCGTAAACTGCCGCGCCCCGTCCGCGTCCACAATCCCGAACATGGCGGAAATCGCTGCCCGCTGCCACAGACTCAGCCGGATCCGCGTCGGTGCGAGCTGGCCCTTGTAGTGGTGGCAGAACGTCTCAATGAACCGGATCGCGTTCGACGCTTTCCGCTGGTCGAAGAACCAGCGCTTGCTTTCGATGCCGTCAACCAGCACGTCATAAAGCATACCGACCCATTTCCCTGCCACGATGCTTCCGTCCTGGATTCCCTGATAGTAGGCGAGGATCGCGTTTTCGTCATTCACTCCTGATCACCCCGCCTACAGCCGGAACTCGCTGAGGCCGTCTTTTACGTCTGTGCTCTTTTTCCCGCGCTTCACAATAATGTCGCAGAGAATGCCCAGCGTTCGGTTTGCACAGTCAACGTGCTTCGGGATTTCGGATACCAGCGGGTGAACACAGACATTCTCCCGGCCTTTGACATAGACTTTCTCAACCGTCATGCCGTCCTCTTCCAGCTGCGTCCGCATCCTGGCAATCAGTTCCGCTTCTTCAGCGTAGGTCATTGCCGCCGCTTTGAAATCCTCTTCTTTGTCAACCTCATAGCTTTTCCCGAATTTGATCAGCTTCCGGTAACTTGAAACAGCTTCTGCCATCTTGAAAAACATCCGCCTTTTTTCCGAACGTTCGGATTTTTTCCGGAAAACGTCGGTTCATTATTTTTGAAAACCGTAAAAAAACAGCGCCTTTTCGCGCCGTTTTTCGCCGGTTCTCTATCATTTTATTGGCCGGAACTCCCTTCCAAAACGCCCCCGCGCGCCCTCCGGCGCTCTTTTCCGATC